TGCTTAAATCCGTAAGCGCGGTTATTTTTTTATCTGCCATTTTAGTTTCCTCTTATTAGCATTATTTGAACCCTATTACTAGGGAATTTTACTCTATGCATATACATAGATCATTATGAAGAATAACTAGATGAGGTCGTATAACCCACTCCAGCACTCGTTTCACCACTAGCTACTGTATCTGCAGTACCTGATACTGCGATTTCAGAAGCCGTGATATCCAGCAATTGATTCTTTGTCGAAATTACATCATTCGAACTTGGAATCATTGTGAAATCTATAGATGAATCTGTATTAGATGTTGAACTATATGTCAATGAATTAATACTTATTACACCTGTTGAATATATTATTGTACCAGCCGTATTGTCTGAGTACACTCTTGTTGAACCATTTAAGTAATATCTTCTTACATTACCGTTACCGTCTTCATCAAAGAAGTAATTGTTTGAATCACCTGATAAGAAGAATCCTGTTGTAGAAAGAATACCACCACCAGACATATTGTGTCCTGAATGTGGATTGTAAGCTGAGTTACCAAAATTCAATTTAATATCTGAAGCCGTTCCGTCTATTACAGCTACATAGTTCTTTCTTAATTTAACATTTGTGATATTAGAAAGAATAGATGTTTCTGTACTGTCTATCTTTGTAGATAATTGTGAATGTCTAAACAATGTGTCAAAACCTGAAAGTTCTGAATCATCAAAAGAAAGAATAGAGGCTCTAACTAATGTCTCTAACGCTGATTTAGTTTGAGATGTTTTAGTCGGATCATATTTAAAGTTTGTACTTAATAAAATTTGTAATATTTCAGCGTCTACAATTTCAGGTCTAACTGTTAAGACACTCAAGTCTGATAACTTAGTTGTTAATGTTGACTTTTCAGCTGTTGTTAGATTGTTTGAGAATTGAGAAGGTTTCAAAGCTACAAATACTTTACCATATTTTGGTGGATCGTTGTCTTCACCACCCCATACAGCTATTGAGTCAGCACCGGGATATAGTTCTTGTAATTTAGCTTTATAATCTTGTACTGTAACTAATCTATTCTGAGAAGTGTAGAATTTAGAAGCTGAGAATTTAATTTGATCTGGTGTTTCAATATCTTTACCACCAGAAGCACTTACTGTACTCGTATATGTTACTGCTGAGTTTCCATTGATAGATGTAGACATTGAGAATATATTAGCACCATTAGCGTGATTAGTATCTGTAACTAAATATGATATTGTTATTAAATCACCATCTTTCGGTTCAGCACCAATAATACCATCTCCGAAATATAATTCAAATAATCCTTCATCATTCTCTTGTAAGTACCATACATTTGAAGTTGATCTAATACCTGTTAAATCACCTGCACGACTCCAAGCTGTAACTGTATTGTTTGAAGTAATATTAACTGTAATTGTTGATGTATCAATATTAGGATTCAACATAGGAAATCTTTGGTTCGATACTTGATTGTCATATCTGTATATATCAGAAGATAGTTTACCTTGATAAATTTCTAATGTTTCAAACTTAAATTGACCTGTTGATGGTGTGATTGTTTTATTGTCTAATACTATAAATGTGTATGATGTTCCGTCAAATACGGTTGTAAATTCATGACCTCTATTAATTGTCAAAGATGATGGAGTAACACCACCGATTGTAGGACTTGTAACTGTTAAATCGAAACTAGCTTTAGCTGCCGTTCTTGAACTAGGTGTGTAACCAAGTTCTTTAGCTCTTGATACAACATTCTTTCTTATCTGTGCTGTGTCTAAGAACATTTCTGATGCTACCATGTTCGCGTTGAAAGCTGATGTATGAGCTGAGTATGCTAGTAAGTCAACTAGTACAGCTAAGTTAGAACCTTCAAAGTCATAATCTTTTAAAGTTGATTGACCTTTTAAATATTCTTTTAGACTATTTGATACATTATCAAAGTCTAAATCTGTTATGTTAATGTTTGAACTGTTTATCGTCGCCATTATCTTACTCTCTCTAGTGTTAAATTAAGTTCTTGTGGTCTAGGATCATTTGATATAGTCATATATATCGTTACATTTAAATCATTACCATCTAAAGCTGAGATAACATCCGTTACATTAGCTCTTGGTTCAAAGTTATTTATTAGACTTATTATATCTTGTTCTAATACAATAGCGTCTGTACCCATTGTACTCAATTCAAATAACATAGCTGATAAATTGATACCTAAACTAGGTTTAAATGGCCTTTCATATTCATTAGTTAATATTAAATTTTTAATACTTCTTTTGATAGAGTTGATATCATATTTTAATACTAAGTCTCCACTTTGTGGATGCAAACTCATATTGATATCTATATCTGTAAACCATCTTCTGGATACTCTCGAACTTTGATTTTTACTATTAAACTGAGCCATATAGTTATTTATGTCGGAAGTACAGCTGTACTTGTCTTACCTTCTGTTATATCTTCTGAAAAACTTAAATCGATTGTCTTTGGAAATCCTAATATATTTAGAAAGTCACAAAATGTAAATGTAATAAATTCAACTATAGCACCTAATCCTATTGTTTCAAAAAACTTTGTAACTATTTCCATCCATTTTACTAATAAGTATCTTGGCCAATTAGCTCCGAAGTCTCTAGCGGCTTCCATTAATCTCTCTATTTTTCTTTCAGCTGTCTCTATTGATTCTTCAATTTTTCCACCGATCAATGATAGTAAATCGAATCCAGCTAAACTAACTTTTTCTAATTCTTCTATTAGATCAGCATATGTAGCTTTACCTTGTTCAACTTTCTTTTTCCAAGCATCAATGATAGCCTGTAATATAGATTCAACATTTAAGTCTGGTAATGGAAGTGGAATATCTGGTAATCCTAATAAGTCCCATGGTATTTTAAACAACTTAATCAAAGCTTTAAATGCATCAGCTAACAATCCTGTCATACCACCATTTAGTTTACTACGAATGTATGACCAAATAGTTTCTACTTTCAGTTCTATTGATGATAATCCGAAATCACCACCGAACAATTTATATGAATCAGGTAACAATGCCCAAAACTTATCAGTTATCTCAGCTCTTAGTTCAGCTAACTTCTGTAATTCTTTTTGAAGATCACCTGGTGATAATGTTAAATCATCTTTTAAAGCTTGAATTTTATTTTTCATATCATCTGTCATACCAGATAATTGTTTCTTAATATCATCTACACCTTCAGCTGTGAATATTTTCAATATATCAATCTTCAAACCTAGAACAGGTATTACAAAATCTATCGGGACTAGTTTACTAATTAATTCTAGTATCTTCTGTTGAACATACATAGGATAATCTTGAACTAATCTAGTAATCATTATCTCCCATTCTATTTCAGGTATTGATAATCCGTCAAACTTAGGATCATAGATTGATAGAAGACTTCTAACTTCATCTAAGATATCTTGTATTTGTTTAGCTACTTCTTCTTGACCAGCTGCTATCAGCTGAGCCGGTAAATTAGCTAACTGACTAAACATATTAACTAGATCAGCTTTAGTCGGAAGTATAACTTTAGGACACTCAATCGGTGGTACAGTTATAGGACTAACTTTGAATGTAACTGTACTCATTATCCGTTTAACTTAATCTTCGGAGCTACCATAGTTATATCATCTACAGAAGTGATATTAGTTTTACCACCAACTGATATATCGGCATCACCTGTAATATTGACTGTCACTTTACCACTTATAGTAACAGTATCATCACCCAATATAACTGAGTACTTATCTTTAACTACTTTCTCTATGTAGTTTCCGTCTTTATCTACCTCTACTCTTGTACCCTTTCTATGATATAAATGTATTCTTTCTTTGTCTGGTGTATCATCTAATTCTAATACATGACCAGATTCTGTTTCGTGTACATGATTAAATGGATATACTGGTTCGACATAATCTCGTTTTGGTTCACCTTCTTCTATTTCAATAACAGGATATGTTTTGTCGTCATAGTCTCTCGCGAGAACATTGACATCGGAAGTACCAAGATATAATTCTCTTGGATAATTGATAGCTTCATCACCACCTTGATTCTTTGGTGACTTATCTAAGGCTAATGTTAATCCGTAAGCTCTGTTGATATGTTTCGGACTTGGACCGTCAGGTGTACCTTTGTATGATGATTCAC